GCGCTTGTAGAGGGCATTGGCGGCAATGAAATGCTCGGAGATTTCACCCTGCAATTTGAGTTTTACATAATCAGAAATGTCATCAATCGAATTCTGACGATTTTTCGTATCTTGACGACGAAGTTCAGGAATGGGAATATGTTCAACTAAGAGGTTGGCATCAGCATAACGCTGCGAAAACTCTTGAAAGGTAAAAGATCTATGCCTCAAAATTTGAGCTGCGATACCACGGTTAGTCTCAACTTCAAGAGTCATGTGAGCCTGCTCAAACACAGACCAGTGATTATGTTTAATACAATACTTCAGAAGACCAGAATAATTATCATTTTCCTGATTGTTTGGATTAGAAACTCTGGCAACATAAGCCATCGTTTTTTCCGCATCTGGAGTTACGCTAATAAGTTTTACTGTCATTTTGTTCCAAATCCTTTTGATGTTTTTGCTTCTAGTTCTGCGAGTTCTTCTTTAACAACTCGTAATTGTGCTTTCATTTCTTGTAATTGCTTATCAGAATAAAGATGTTCTTGTTTGATAAGTCTATTAAGAAGTTTAACAAGTTTTTTAGCTCTTATAGTCATAGTCCATAATCCTCCCCAAAGATTTCATCATAATCCAATCCAGCTAATACATTTTTTTCTTGTGGAGACATATTAGTTGGATTAATATCCGTATAAATTTCCGCTTTCAAAGAGTCCACAAGTAACTCTAAATTACGAACAATTAATTTTAATCTTTCGTTGTCCATATATTTTACTTAAACAATCCGTTGAATTTAATCATTTTTTTTCTGAACTCAGAATATATTCCTCCAAATGCTGATCTATAAATCTGAATATTCGATTGTCTTTCCATTTCTTCAACATCGACATAATTAATTGAAGACTCAAATTTTTTCCTATAAAAAGGAATTACTAACATTAATGGAGTACCAACATCAATGATTTGTTTACTAACATCCATTGTAGTTAATTCCATACCGCTCTTAATTCTATAATTGTATTCAAAAAACCAAGGAACATGAAAAGGACTTATATCAGTATGAATAATTCCAGTTGCGGTTGTGAAAGAATTATTCCTGTGCCAAATTGGGTGAGTAATTAGACACGATACATTTTTCTCGGTCTTAATTATCCAAGGACTATTAATTTTACCAAAATGATTATAAATTGGTTTATTTGGTAATGTAGAGAACTGATCGTCTGGATGAGCAACATAGTCTATCTCATAAGGACAATCTACCCAATTAACAACCAATTTATTTTGTTCATCTTCTCGGAAGATGAATGTTGTCCAATTAGGTATGATATATCCAAAATTTAAAAAGTCTTGAATTCCAGGACATCCTTTCACCCCAAGAGAACTATCAGGAATTAATGTATATGGATCTACACCACCAGCACTATTTCTAAGAAATCCAAACGGGCATTTACTTTTTTTATTAGGTAATTCAGATAACCAAGACGGAGACATCTTTGATGCTGAAACAGGTTCTGGAATACATTCTTTCAGATTCTTATCAGCATAAAAATTTACTTTTAAACTCATTTAAAAACAATTCATTTACTACTATTCTATACAAAAAAAGGGGAGAAGTCAATCCCCCCTGCTTAAAAAATTTTGGCGGAATTTTTTCCCACCTTTTGGTAAATCACTTTCGCTTTTTCTTTTGAGGTACTCGGTATCCCCAAAGTTTTGGATTGACTCTACCGTAACCAAAATCAATACTGCTTAAATTTTCACGAAACTTATCCCAGTACATATCAAATAAGCGAACTCTTGCTCCCCTAGTAAGATCAAAACAAATTTTGTCTTCTACAATGTACTTGACAATATAAGCATCATTTGGTGCTTCCTTAGTACACACATCAGTATACGAACCATTCTCAACCAAAATATCACATCCGTACTTTGATTTACAAGTTTCTCTTTCTGTCGGTGTCCAATGATCCATATGGTTTTCTTTTTCAAATGTCTCTGTAGACATTTCGGTAGTATTTTTTGCCATCATAATTACTCCAATTTATTAATTATTAAGAACGACCACCCCAAGTAATATCTGGATATGCTTGGGTAACAATATCCTTGGTGATTTTGTATTTTGTATCTAGTTTCTTATCCTTAACAAGGCAAATAATTTCTGCTTCTAAAGGATGAAGACCTTCAAGAATATTAATAAACATAGATTCTCTACGAATCTTACTAATCCCATCATTACCACCTTTCAGGAAATGATAGAAGTGCTTCCATTCTCTACGAATGGTTGTTCTCCCATCACCATCACTGCTTCCTAATGAAAAAGACCCAGCCTCATGCATCCTACGAACTTCGTGATCAATCTTAGTGCTTAAATTTCCACTATAAGATGTTTGTTCTGCATATCCCGAATATGGGACAGTTCCCTCAGGAAGTAAAGATATGATGCTTTCATCAAAATTCCAAATTAAAATAGCCTTTAAAGATGGATCTTCATACTTTTTAAGAACTTCTACTTTTTTAATATTGGATTTTTGTTTTGAAACAAGATGCAATACTTCAAATGTAAATGGATTATTCGGGAGATCTAAAGTTTCTACCGAAATAGTTCTCTTTGGTTTAACCTGAACTTTCGTATCAGTCTTCTGCTTCGTCGTCGTAGTCATAATCGTTTTCAAACCTTACTGCTAAAATTTCGTCTGGAATAATGTTTCCATGTTCATCATACATTTCTGGGTGGAATCTAGGAACTTCCTGATAATTCATCATGTACTCTCTAGCAACCCATCCAGTGACTAACCCCATTATAAGAAACAGAAAAGTTAGAAATGAACCAAAAACTAAACTTACTGCTAACATATGCTTTCTCCTAATGGGAAGTTTTTACTTTTTCTTAAACGATAAAGAAAACTCAAAGTATATTGTAAATTCTCTTTTGAAAAGAAAAATTAATTTCTCGAATATAATGTGAAAGATTTTAGGTTGCTTTTTTCTTCCCCCGTTTAAAATAAATTCAAACCCACGATTCATAGTGTTGCTATTATTTATGGGTAAATTAGACAATAGAATTCTCCTTTAAAAATTTTATTGTATCTACACAACCACCTAATTTATTTTCATCACAAAGAACCTGAGGGAAAGTGGAATTTTCTCCAAACTCAGAATAGAATTGCTCTTTGGTAAAGTGCTCATCCAAATTATACAATACAAATGATTGGTTTGTCAATTCCAACACACTTTTAATCTTCTCACAATAAGGACAACCAGACTTGCTATAAATTGTAAATTTCATATGTTTTTCTATAACCTATAGTAATTTATATTAAAACCATTGACTGAAGTTAATACCTTTATCCTGAAACAAATTAATATATGATTCTTTTTTTCTGATATAAAATTCTTTATCATCAAAAAAATGTTCATGAAATTCAATGAAGATGTCAGTAATATAATGAATGTTATTATCGTATATTAATTTATCTAGCACGGCAAATTCACTACCTTCAATATCCATTTTAATTAAAACGAAATCATCTGGAGAAGCAATTTCCCGTATAAATCCAGAAAAATCTATAGATCTAACTTTGTGCGTATGGTCATCATACTGAGTCATTGAAGATGGGGTGGGTCTATCATTCAGAATATTAGACCCTTGGCTTGTAAAAGAACCTTCTTCAGACTCATCATAATAATATGCCATTGCACAGTTAACATCTACTGTGCCCTTTTTATCAGATACTGCAGCGTTAAAATGCTTAATGTCAAAACCTTGATTTAGAAGTTCTAGATATTTTGGTTTTGACATTTTATATGTAATTGGGTTTGCTTCAAAACAATAGCATTCCCAATCTTGGTCGATAGAATATTTTTCGGCAAATTGACCAAACCCTTGGAACAAATGTGTTCCACAATCAAAGAATATTTTTTTCATTCCAGATATAAATCATAAATTCACATGAATAGTTATCAACGAAATCATTATCAAATATTTTATCTTTCAAGTCAATTGAATTTCCCCAAGAAATATTTTGGCGAGTACAGGACATTACTTTATAATTATTAAAATGAACTAAGTACTTATCTCTGAAGTTTTTAAATCTGGTACGATAATCCTTCCAATTTAAATGAACTTCCATGGCAATGAATTCGACATTATTTAGAAGGAAGAACATGTTCTCATCTTTAAAGATGGAATATTCACCACCCTCACAATCAATTTTTAAGAAATTAATTTTTTTAATTTTATTATCTTCTATAAATCTTTGGAATGTCGTGGTATCAAACTGCTGGTCATCTCCACCAAATATTTTAATTTCATCCGTGGGATTGTTTACTATTGCCTTATTCACATAAATTAGTTCATCATTTTTATAATATTCTGAACAGTTCTTTTTGAGTGTCTGAATAAGATTCTTAGATGGTTCTAGGCAGTAAACTTTTTCTGGATTGTTTGCAGCAATCGAACATGTAAATGGTCCGACACTTGCTCCAACATCAACTACAATATCACCTTCCTGCACATCTCTCCAAAATCTGTACACCTTCTCATGAATGATTTCGCGGTCAATAGTAATCATATCTTCATATGATAGATTTCCCCAGTCAAATGATGAATGGAAATTAAAATCTTCAGATTTCTTTTCAAGATGCTTAGAAATATCTATACCCATCTCGATTAGATTTTCATCAATAATTTTAGCATGTTCTTCTAGAACTTGATAGTTTTTCTTAATATCAATCAGAATACTACGTGCTTCTTCTGCTTTACCCCACCACCATCCAGACAGTGCTTTCTGAAATAGGACGCCATATTTACCAGGATAATCAACATCAGTACGAAGAGGAACTGAATCAAAGTCTGCATACATGAGTGCCTGGTCAGAATAGATGTAACAATCCTGCCACCACTGACGATTCTCGGCAAACCTTGCCAACAAATAATATGCTTCTGGTCTAGAAGGCATTAGGCACAGTGCTTGTTCCAACATAGACTTGGCACTACCATCACGAGTTCCTTGCCTTTCATAACAGGATGAACCTTTAATCAGAGCTTCGTATGCCAGGTTTTTATCTTCTGCTCTCTCGGCACACCTAAGGAAGTAAGAAAGTGCTGGAGCGGTATGACCTTGAGAATCATACCACATTGCCAATTCAAAATTTAAATCTGGATTTTCACAGTCTAGTGAATATCTAGTCAGTAATTCTTCTTCAAAGGTTTTATTTGAATCTTCCGAAAGACGTTCTTCGGGAAGTAAAAAGTTTTTAACTGTTGGAATATTAAAAACTTCTTTGGGAAGTTTTTCTAATGGATACTTTTTAAGTACGCTATTGACATGTCCAGAAACTGCAATCGATCCTTCCTTTGAAACATGAGATTCAATAAATGAATCCATTTCTTTTCCAGAACATTTTTTATAGACTATAAAATCAAAGTCATGATCGTAGTGACTGTATGAATGAGACTTAATTTTATTTCTGGCAGTGCCACCCATCCAGGAGAAGTGCCATCCCAAATCTTCATATCTTGAGTATCCTTCACCAACATATGAAATCTCATAGCAAATATTAAAATTAGATCTAATATCATTTGGACTATGAACAAGCAACTGTTTCTTAGTTGCCATGAACATAGAACAATCCCAAGGATAAGGGGAATTGCTTTGACTATTATATACTCTCAGGTCAGCCCTTCCCTGTAGATATACAAGGGGAATCTTAATGATTTTAGTTTGGTCAGCCTTGACAATACTCGAAATAAATGCAATGTTCTGTGGATTAATAATCTCGTCACAGTCACCGATAATGAATATTGTATCATCATCAAACTGGTTAATGACAGTCATCAGACCATCTCGTTGGATTCTCTCACGAGATCCAACTCTCATCTTTGCTTCATCATTATTATTGTAGAATCTATCATTAGCAGTATACTCAACCACATCATCATTAGAATGTAGTTTGAGTTCAACCACTTCTATCTTATTTTCATCCCACAATCCCAGTTCTTTGAGAGTATCTTTACAGGTGAATGGTTTTGGATTTCCAGTAAAGGTTCTGTCTGAATCAACAATAACAATCTTATCAACATAATCCTTCAACATATTAATGCGAAGTTCCAGAAGTTCCTTCTCATTAAAATAAATGAAGTAATCAACTATCATACTTCTTTTTGGAACTTTTGCTCTAATAGTAAGTGTCTTAGCCATAAGTGTTTTAATAGATTTTGTATTGTTCTCCCACAAGTCAACAATTCGATTGTGAGTATAATAATGATTCTTCTTTTGCCCGTCCTTTACATCACCATCATAACCTTCAAAGGTTGATTCGAATTCAATCTCCTCAACAAACAAAGGAATAGTATAAACCTTCCCACCTCCAGTAAACAGGATTGTTTCTATAAGTGGTTGAATTTCTGGATTAGAACACTCAAGATGATAAGAATTTTCTTTGATATGTGTATCAATAATTCTTTTGGCATAGTCACGCTTCATAATATAAGCGGTGACTGACCAATCATCCCATTGTCTTTCTCTTAAATTTAGATTGTCAAACTCTCCGCGAACAGTCATTAACTGAACACACTGCCAATCTTTTGGCAAACTTTCAACAAACTCTGTCCAAGTAAAGTTCCAGTAATTAACTGTATCTAAACTTAGATCATCCTCACAGAAAAAACCATACTCCTCATCAGTAGTATTATACCACTCTTTTATTGCTTTGAGATGAGATACTGCACATCCTTTCGTACCATCATTTAATGTATGAGAATACATTCCAGTAACTTTATCACTTGATGCGGCAAATCTTTTAGAGATAATACCTTTTGGTTCAATCTGATACTGATTGAATTGACTTTTCAAGTTCTTCTGCCTATCTAGACTTTCATCCAGACTTACATAATAGACCGTAGGAATTCCAGATAGTTTAGATAAATTTTTCTTTGCAAGATATTTTCTATCTCCCATATTTTCAATTCTCCATTGAATAACTTTCTCGACATGCGGGGATTTAATATCCTCAAACACTCTTTTATTTTCTTGAATAAGATGTTCGGCAATCACATAATCTAATTGCCATTGCACCTCTTCTCCAGAATACTTTTGCTCAACATATTGCCTATGATATTCCTCCAACTCTGGATTATAATTTTTGGAGTGAATAAATCTCTTACGGTCTGGATGAGGTAGATGTATTATACTATAATTAAAACTAATAGTCTTGTGTTGTAACCCCAAAAGTTCCAACCTATAGATCATATCAGAATCTTCCCACCCATAGGTGTCAATAGATTCATCGTATCCACCAACCTTATTAAAATTTTCTCTGCTAACAAATAAGATTCCTTTTAAGAACTTGAAGAAAGGACTATAAGAAAAACAATAATCTCTTATTTCTTCAATACTCATCTCACGATAATTAATTGCATATGCACCCAATTGTTCATTATAAAACTCAACTTGGTCTGTCCTAGCTAGACCAGACAGAAATGAATTTTCACTGACAGAAAACTGATCGAAAAAACTGACGTAGGGATTCAATACATAATCACAATCAAATTTGAGGATGTACTCCTGTGTGGCAAAACTTGCTGCAAGATTTAATGCATGAGACCAAACATATTTTTCTTCATTATTAACTCGTACAACTTTAATTCTAGAATCTAAATCGACAAGATGTTCGAGTGGTTCATCCGAACTCCAATCTACAATAACAATTTCCTTAACCTCATCAAAGTGCAACCAAGAATGTAGGGACAGTCTCAGTGCGTCATATCTATTCTTACATGCACAAATAATTGATACGCCCATATTACCCAAAAATAAAATCTTTTACAAACTTTTTAGGAGCTCGGAGAATATAGGCAGCATTATCTTGGAACCCAAAAGTAATTAGATAATCATTCTTATACTCACACATTCCTACGGCAAACTCAATTTCTCCACCAAGAAAATTAAACTGAGGAGATACCTTTACTATGTCCCATTCATCATTCCAAACAACAAACCGATGGCGATAGATACCATCTTTTCTACCAGCTTCACTTTTAGTTAAGTACGTTTCATGGTTAAGGCAGAAACGATGTTCCCCAAATGGAATTACTTGAGATCCTCCCCTAAGGTCAATACATCCCAAATCCTTCCAATTTTTTATGGTAACTGATTCAGTTGTATTATCTTTAATATTATACTTGACTACTTCAGTGCCATTAGTCCATTTAACAAAATGATATGGCATGTCCATAATTGGCATCCAGTTCTTTTCACAATAAGAACCAGCATCACCTTTATGACCTGGAATAGGAATCCTATTTCTAGACACTTCCTTGAATCCACTTCCCGTGAAAACAATTTCACAGAGTTCCATTCTTCCCGTACCAACCGTATCTAGGTCTCGTCTTACTCCACAAACATAAAGTTTATGATCCCAACGAACAATTCTACAATCTTCAAGACCAACAAAGTCCCAAAGTTCCTTTTCGGGGAAGTCCGAAGTGTCAATGTGATGATATGATTTAATTCTCATATTATCATCCATTTCGCACATAATGTTCCAAGTGCGAAGTCTCCAGTCATTTTCTGGATGAATATAAACTAATGGTCCCCAGTGGTGCTCAAATTTATTTTTTTCAGAATGATACAAAGTGTAGTTAATATTCCTCAGATTAACTAATACTTTATCTCCATCAATGTACACTGATGGATTTGTCAGTGATGGTCCTTTAAGTTCCTGAGAAGGAATAACTAATGGATGTATGCTTCCACCATTCTCTAATGCTAATTTTACAAAATTCATAAAGAATTCAATTTAGTCTTTAACTATGTATTATACTTCAATTTGACTCAGAAATCAACAGTATTAGTAGAAGGAAATGAACGATTTGGTCCCCACACAATTCTTACGGCACCATTTCCTCCAGCACCTTGAGTTGCAGCTTCAGCACCACCGCCACCACCCCCATAAAGACCTCCAGAACTACCAACACCACTTGTTCCGTTCCCGCCACCAGAACCACCGGCACCTGATGTTGTACCTGATGTACCTTGACCAAGAAGTCCTACACCACCACCACAAACTCCATCATCAAGACCATCTTCTCCGCCAGCAGCTCCACCACCTGCACCTTGGTTACCTGCAGCAAAAGTACCACCGTCGTTTACACCTGGACCACCATTTCCAGAATAACCACCAGCACCACCACCGCCAGCATTGAGGGCTGCAGCACTATCTCCACCCTTTCCACCATTACCACCACCGATCGTTCCACCAAAAGGACCAGTACCAATTGCAGTACCAGTTCCACCAGCACCACCTGTTGACGCCCCGTTTATATAAAGAGATGCAGTACCACCATTTGCTTGAACTAAAACATTTGCTCCCCTTTGAAGTACTGAGTTTCCACCATTAGTTCCATCAGTATTATTTGCAAGAGAAGCAGGACCTCCAGCACCAACAACAACTGTTAAAGTTTCTCCTGGTGTAACTGGAAGATTATTAATATACCTTAATCCGCCGCCGCCTGCACCTGATTGTTCTCTGTTTGCCTGTCCTCTTGCACCAGAAGCTCCACCACCAATAAGAACTGCTTGAATCTCATAAATACCTTGAGGAACAGTAAAGGTAAACGTTCCCGGAGTTATAAATTCCTCTTGTCCTATTGAATTGAAAAATCCAGAAAGTGCCGATATTACACTCATTTTATGTTATACCTGCTCCAGAAATCGCATATTCTCCAGTTTTAACGCAAAGAACAGTTGCAACACCTCTTTGCTGTATGAACCTATTACCAGTCTGTGCAGTTCCCGAAAGTCTTAAAGTAACCCCAGCACCTTGAGTAATTTGTTGCTGTGCTGCAGTATCATTATAAACTACAACGTTTTCCCCTACACCAAATACGTTTGCAATTGTAAGAGTTCCAGTAATTACAACTAATTTACCATTATCTGTTGCAAGAATAGTATCTCCAGAACCTAATGTGTCAGCTGATGCTGGAATTGTTGGTGGTCCAAAAGTTCCCTGGAGTCCTTGATTACCTTGGAGTCCCTGCATACCTTGGCGACCCTGAGTACCTTGAGTACCTTGGAATCCTTGAGTACCTTGAAGACCTTGATTTCCTTGATTACCTTGGAGTCCCTGAGTACCTTGAGTACCTTGGAATCCTTGAGTGCCTTGAAGACCTTGCGTACCTTGGCGACCCTGAGTACCTTGAGTTCCTTGGAATCCTTGAGTACCTTGGAGTCCCTGGTTACCTTGATTACCTTGGAGTCCCTGCATACCTTGGCGACCCTGAGTACCTTGAGTACCTTGGAATCCTTGAGTACCTTGAAGACCTTGTACACCTTGATTAGAAAGTCCTTGATTCCCCTGAGTTCCCTGGAATCCTTGAGTGCCTTGAAGACCTTGGTTTCCCTGATTACCTTGGAGTCCTTGAGTACCTTGAGTACCTTGAGTACCTTGAGTACCTTGGAATCCTTGAGTGCCTTGAAGACCTTATTACCCTGCAACCCTTGAGTACCTTGAGTACCTTGAAGACCTTGAACTCCTTGGCGTCCCTGATTACCTTGATTACCTTGAAGTCCCTGAGTACCTTGAGTACCTTGAGTACCCTGGAATCCTTGAGTACCCTGCAACCCTTGATTACCTTGATTACCTTGAAGTCCCTGAGTACCTTGAGTACCCTGAGTACCCTGGAATCCTTGAGTACCCTGCAACCCTTGAGTACCTTGAGTACCTTGAAGACCTTGAACCCCTTGGCGACCTTGGTTTCCTTGATTACCCTGCAACCCTTGAGTACCTTGAGTACCTTGAAGACCTTGAACTCCTTGGCGTCCCTGATTACCTTGATTACCTTGAAGTCCCTGAGTTCCTTGAACTCCAAAATTACCTTGAAGACCTTGAAGACCTTGAACTCCCTGCCCAGCAAATAATCCGTCTAGACCCTGAGTGCCTTGAGTACCTTGGAAACCTTGAGTACCCTGTAACCCTTGGTTTCCTTGAGTACCCTGATCTCCAAGAGAACCTTGAAGACCCTGAGCACCCTGAACTGCTACAGAGGATACAACTTTTACAGCATTTTCTTGTCCGACTCTAACTCTTATACTTGACATTATGCCGACGAATTCCAGGTAAAAAGAATTTATAATTTAAAATATTTGCTGAACCAAACGACAACAAACACGGTTTTCTATATTTATACTTTATCAAGAAGCATTATTTCTTCGAGGTGAATATTGATAAAGATTTGATATTTTTTCTGGTACTATCCAATCTTTTATTTTCTGATATTTAACATCACAAAAAAACTCCTGAGAAGAATACCATTCTTCCCAAGGAGTATGACCTTTCGATTGATTGCAAGAATGGCAACAACAAACTACATTCTTGGTAGTATCACCACCACCTTTTGATTGGGGAACTATATGATCGATAGTCAGATTTTCTTCTGAGTTACAATAAGCACATTTGTTTTCCCAACTTTCCTTAATATGTTTTCTCCATATTCGTTTAGCATCCCCAGAACTTGTCGTATAAAGATTGAACAAATATTCCTTGGGCGAATGGAGAGGTCCCATAAGTTTCTGCGACTTACCATTATTTATTTTAAACTTTCACAGGTTCTTGTTGCCCCTCAGGAAGTTTAATTTGTGGCAATGATGTAGGTACATTTTCCATTACTTCTTCTACTCTCCAAGAACCACCAACTCCTCCGTCCATATTCACAATAATCTCTGAAGTTGGAAGTGCCTTCGGCATTTCAACATCAATAACTGGACTCATTAGCATTTTGTTTGTTGTGATAGTTCTATTTTGAGAGTCAAAAGAGACCATCGCCATAGCATCTGAATATTCGGCACAATCCACAATCTTCTTTCCAGTGTTTTTATCAATCACTGAAAAGTAGTTTTCACTATTGTACTTTTTCATTTTTTGAAGTCTTTTCATTATTATAAGGTACTTTAGTTGGTCTGTAAAGACCTGGCCAAGTATCACGAATGATATTGGCCAGTTTATCTGGGGTTGTTGAAGAGATCATTTATGATTATATTTTTCTGGATGTTCCAAACTATCTATTGCGAAATATGAGAATGGTGCCGTGACAAATCCACTAATCACAATCATAACATATGTGTGATTTGATAACCAGTGTGCGAAAATTTTAATCATTTTTACTCTTCAGAACCTCTTCCCAGTCCTTTTGGAATTGTTCTAGACCCTTCTCAGTCATAATGTTCTTATACATTGCCCAGAATACGACTGGAGGGATTGTAACGACATCTGCACCATATACGGCACACTGCTCTACCTGTCTCACATCACGAATAGATGCTGCAAGAATTTGTGTATGAGTGTATGATTGGTCAAATACCTTACGAATGTTTCTAATCAGTTCAATACCATCTACCGAATTATCCATCCAACGACCGACAAATGGTGAGATATAAGTTGCTCCCGCCTTTGATGCGAGTATTGCCTGTGCCACCGAGAACACCAGAGTTACATTCGTCTTAACTCCAACCGAAGAAAGTTGCTTACATGCCTTCAGTCCTTCAACGGTACAGGGAAGTTTAATTGTAACGTGTGGTGCAATTGTATAATACTTCTGTGCTTGTGAGAGCATTTCTTCTGCAGTATCTGCAACGACTTCTGCTGAAATGCTTTCTAACTCTGAAAATGTACTTGAAATTTCTTTAATAACTTCTTGAAGTTGCCTACCACTTTTCAAAATTAAAGTGGGATTTGTGGTGACTCCATCCAATAATCCAGCATCATATGCTGGTCCAATCATTGAAACGTCTGCTGTATCTAAAAAGATTTTCATAAAAGAGAAAAAACTCCTTAGTAATTATAAGGACTTATTTTTATTTGATAAGGTTTTGTTATGAATTGAAGATATTATATGATGGACATTATGAAAAGAAAGATGCCGAAGAGTTGGAAGAACAGGAGGATGAGGAGCATAAAAAAAGGAGTTCAGAGAACTCCTTGTATTTATTTTAGAGTGCGTTGCCTCTTGGTAGAACTTCCTCAGGAAAAACGAATCGTTCTCCCGGTTGATCTACAGGAGCCATCCATGCTCTAAGTCCCTCATTAAGGAGGATATTCTTTGTATAGAACGTTTCAAACTCTGGATCGCTACTAGTCCATAACCCCATGACAGGTACAAACAGCATGAAAAAATGAAGCCAACGCTTATTACTAAAAGCAATGCCGAAGATCTGACTCCAGAAGCGGTTTGCCGTAACCATGGAATAAGTTTCCTCTTCCTGAGTCGGTTCAAATGCTTTGAATGTGTTTGCTTGTTCACTGTCTTCAAATAGTGTGTTTTCTACTGTTGCACCGTGAATCGCACAGAGTAATGCTCCACCAAGAATACCAGCAACTCCCATCATATGAAAGGGGTTGAGAGTCCAATTGTGGAAACCCTGAAGAAACAGAAGGAACCTGAAGATTGCTGCTACACCAAAGGATGGAGCAAAGAACCAACTGGATTGCCCCAGAGGATACATCAGGAACACAGAAACGAATACGGCAATCGGACCAGAGAATGCGATGGCATTGTAAGGACGAATACCAACTAATCGGGCAATCTCAAACTGGCGAAGCATAAATCCAATTAGAGCGAAAGCCCCGTGGAGTGCCACAAAAGTCCAGAGTCCCCCAAGTTGGAACCAGCGGACGATATCCCCTTGAGACTCAGGACCCCAAAGTAGAAGAAGAGAATGGAAGTTGCAACCTTCAAGGTAAGAACTCGCAATACCGTGTGTGTACCACGATGAAACAAATGTTGTTCCAGTCAACCAACCACCCAGAGCAAGATATGCTGTTGGAAATAAGAGTAAACCACTCCATCCAACGAATACAAATCTGTCCCTTTTCAACCAATCATCAAGTAAATCAAACCAACCTTTTTGTTGATTTGGTAGTGAAAGTGTAGAAGAAGTCATAACCTCATATGTATTTCTCATATTTAGTTTACAATAGTTTACAAAGGAAGTCAATAAGTGTTTCTACTCATCCACAATACATTACCGAAAGAGTGAAGACGACAAACACAATCACGGTGAATCCCATCATTCCTACTCCTGCCCAGATTACCCAGGGTTCCATAGGGTGGTGTTGATTATTATGAGACATTGGCTTTATGCTTTTGTAGATATTTAACTGCATTAGTTAGTGTGCTGATATTATCTCCTACCATTCCAAGCATCCTATTACAATTACTACAAAGCAATCCACGAACCTTTCCAGTATTATGGTCGTGGTCAACATAAAGATTGTTACTATCCTTTCTACCATTAGTATTTGGATTTAGACAAATAGCACACACTTCATTTTGTTCTTGGAGAATGTTCTTATATTGCTCCAAACCAAAATCTTCACCATAAGTATACTTTAGCATATAATCCTTCTTATCATCATAAGAAGGTTTTTTGTCTTTATAGTCTTTACTATAACAATCCTTACACCTCTTATGACCTTTATAATATTCAGAAATAAGTTTTTCTACACCACACTTATTACAAATAATGTGAGTTTTAGTCGCCCAGTTTTCAGCATAAGTTTTTTCCTCACATCTTAAACACCTTCTACGACCTTCTCTAAAATCAGAGATAGGAAGTTCTTGTGTACAGGTTCTACAAATCTTCGTGGTTCTCATTATGGTGTTTAATCTTTTAACTATTTATAAAATCTTAAACTCCATTATAGCATAAAAAAAGAGACCCGTAAAGGGTCTCTAATTTTATCAACCGATTGCGGGAGCAGTAAGAGCAACAGGAGTTGCTTCTGCAGCAGCAAGGTCAAGTGGGAAGTTGTGCTTCCATTTTGGACTATATCTTCACCATACTCTTTATGAGGTTAGGTGTCGGACGCTATTGGTGTATTACATCTCACGCTTGAGAAACCACCTAGTCTCTGAACCTTCCAACCAAGTTCGTGGTTGGCTTGGCTGCTGATTGCCTGTTAAGGTTTCCAGCAGTTCATCCGAAGTTTATCTTACCTTTTCAGATAAGAGCGCCCACAAATCGAGCGTTGCGTTCGTGCATTACCTCCATTCCGAGTCCTGCACGATTGAGCACATCTGCCCAAGTATTAATAACTTTACCTTGTCCATCAACGATAGATTGGTTAAAGTTGAAACCGTTGCACTGAACCCTTAAATTTACCATCTTTAAGGAGTGGACTATATCTTCATCCATTTAGGATGTCGGGCGCTATTGGTGTATTACATCTCACGCTTGAGAAACCACCTAGTCTCTGAACCTTTCCAAGAAGCGTCTTGGACTTGGCTGCTGATTACCCATTTAGGAGGGCTTCCAGCAGTTCACCCGATGTTTACCGTCAGATTGCTAAGACGGGACCCCGACGATTGAGGTTAAAAGCCATCGTAGAAACACCAAGAGCGGTGAACCAGATGCCCACAACGGGCCAGGCAGCAAGGAAGAAGTGCAGCGAACGTGAGTTATTAAAGGAAGCATATTGGAAAATAAGGCGTCCAAAATAACCATGAGCAGCAACGATGTTGTATGTCTCTTCTTCTTGTCCGAACTTATAACCGTAGTTCTGCGACTCATTCTCAGTGGTTTCACGAACCAGCGAGGAAGTAACCAGAGAACCGTGCATCGCAGAGAACAGTGAACCACCGAAGACACCAGCAACTCCAAGCATATGGAAGGGGTGCATCAGAATGTTATGTTCTGCCTGGAATACAAGCATATAGTTAAAAGTACCAGAAATGCCCAG